AGATGGACTATCAGCTCTCGCAAGTCCAACATTTACAACGTTTTGATTGTGGGCACCCGTGACATATACCACATCCCCCCTTGAAAGGTCGGTACCAGCGTCATTACGAATACGTATATATGTATGCTGGGGGTACTCATTTATCCAATCCGCCCCGCTATAGACGAGTAACTGATCAGCGACGGGTGTATTGATGCTCACGTTCGCCATTTGATTCAGCTTCACTTCGACGTTCGAAGTGAGGTCCGTGATGAGCGCCGTTGTGGGATGGTTTAGGGTGAGAGTGCCATCAGTGGTTAGATTGGAAGAGACATAAGCGTTCCCAACAACGTGAAGATTGGCATCGGGGTTCACCGTTCCAAGTCCTATAGACTTGTCCCCTACATCTACATGGAGGGTATCTTCACCCACAGTCAGGTTTGAAGACACGTACACATTACCAACCACATGAAGGTTCGCATCAGGGTTCACCGTTCCAAGTCCTATGGACTTGTCCCCTACATCTACGTGGAGGGTATCTTCACCCACAGTCAAGTTCGAAGAGACGTACACATTACCCACTACGTGAAGGTTCGCATCAGGGTTCACCGTTCCAAGTCCTATGGACTTGTCCCCTACATCTACATGGAGGGTATCTTCACCCACAGTCAAGTTCGAAGAGACGTACACATTACCAACCACGTGAAGGTTCGCATCGGGGTTCACCGTTCCAAGTCCTATGGACTTGTCCCCTACATCTACATGAAAGGTGTCAGTGTCTACAGTGAGATCTGAGCTTACATAGACATTACCCACTACGTGAAGTTCGGCATCTGGATTTTTGGTTTTGATACCAACTTTGTTTCCCGTCGCGTCGACGTGAAGAGTGTCAGTGTCTACAGTGAGATCTGAGCTTACATAGACATTACCCACTACATGAAGATTCGCTTGTGGGTTTTTAGTTTCGATACCAACGGAATTGGTTGTGGAGTCCACGTGAAAAGTATCAGTATCCACAGTCAAATTGGACGACACATAGGTATTACCCACGACGTGAAGCTCGGCGTCGGGGTTTTTAGTCTTGATGCCAACTTTGTTTCCCAATGCATCGACGTGAAGGGTATTTGTATCAACAGTCAAATTGGAAGAGACGTAGGCATTACCGACAACGTGAAGTTCTGCGTCGGGTGTTTTTGTTTTTATACCTACGCGCTGCGTAGATGCTTCGGCGTGAAGTGTGTCGGTAGCGATAGTCAAATCATCTGATATGTAGGTGTTACCAACGACATGGAGCTCGGCGTCTGGTACCTTTGTGTTAATACCCACGTGGTCGTTGGTGGTGTCTACGTGAAAGGTATCGGTGTCAACCGTTAGATCAGAGCTTATATACGTATTACCAACTACATGAAGATTGGCTTGCGGGTTTTTGGTCTCGATTCCTACGGAATTGGTTGTAGAGTCCACATGTAGAGTGCCGGTATCCACGGTCAAATTGGAAGACACATAGGCATTACCAACAACGTGGAGTTCAGCATCTGGATCTGTCGTCTTGACACCCAATTTATCTCCGACGGAAACTATATCACTCAAGTACGTGTTTCCATTCACTACCAAAATGTTAGAACCAAACTCGTCAACGTATAAGTTTGAACCCACATCGAGGGTGTGCATTGGATTTGTGTTGAGCACACCCACGTTCGCTTCTGTGTAGAGACGACCGTACACGTGCACATTTATATCTTCACTCACGAGAGGTGTGATGACATTACTATCCGCACTACTTTCAGTGAAACTCATGACAATTTCTTTAGAACTTTCCAAAAACCCAACAGTCACATTTGATTGTGGACGTGTCATGATGAGACCTAGATCGAGAGTTGTATCCCCAGAAGTATTGTTTTGACCCAATTCTATGATGGCATCCTTGACTTTGAGATTTTCTGTGGTGATAGATGTCACACCCCCATTCACAGTGAGATTACCATCTAAAAGAACACCGCCCGAGACGACGAGAACATTTGATCCTGTATCATCTACATATACATTCGAACCTACGCTCAATGTATGACCAGGTAAGGAATTGGCAATACCCAGTTTTCCAGCTGTCACAACACTTGTGTCGGGATTTATAAATTGGACAGTATTCGAAGTTACATTACCGCGATCGACGGTGACTGCCAGAGTTTGACCACCGAGAAGTGAGTTAGCACTTTCACCAGATTCGGATAATTCACCGGTTCCACGATTATACATCATCAATACGACGTTCGAATCTTGGAAATCACTTCTAAATCGAACGGGTGACATATAAATACTTCCACTGTTAGGTGTATTTAAGACGGTGTTACTGGCATTAAAAACGATCGTATTTTCCGCCTGAACATCCGAGTCAGGCACGTGTTTACCGAAACGAATTTTGGTTGAACGTTCCACCGTCGGCAAGTTCTTGACCATTTAATATAGTTGGGCATTTTAATTTGCATACAAAAGTCCAGCCATGCCATTATCGATACGGAGGATGTTGTAATTGACTGCGTATATGGGATCATTGATAGGCATGGTCTCACTCATGATCTTAGCTGATGTAAGACGACTAAAATTCAGAGTACCTGTAGGCTGTAGAGAACTGGTGGAGAGACAGAAACAGTACAAGAAGAAGTCCGGAGAAGTTACAAAGTTTGTATGGTAGTAACTCATGACATCTATAAAGTGTGGCTTCCCCCACCTGTAATTACTCACATCGAGACCGTTGATGTTCAGTTTAATCTTATTCGTGGGCGATGTAAGTGCACCATCAGTTGTGGTGTCTGAAGACGCAAGGTACTTTACGGGGTGGTTGAATGTGAGATCCTGTATGACTGTACCTGAAGCAATATTCTTTTGAACTTGGGTGATCAAGAGATTGTGTTTCTTCGTCGCGACGTTTCCACGCTCTTCGTTATCGAGATAATAATAGTTGGCGAAGCATTCGACGTTGTAATCGGATGCAACAGTTGCCCAGTGAATACGAATTTCGACATTATGGTAGTTTAGAGCCACGAGAGGGAGTGCATTTTGAGGTCCTTCACAGAAGAAGAAACGTAAGGGGTAAAAATGTGAGCGAGCGCTCACACCTGGATGTGTACCTAACGCGCTCTTGGAAACATTTTGAGCGAATGTATCGATGGCGATTTTCTCTGTGAAAATCGCATCTTGACTATCAACGAGGGAACCACCGATGTAGAGTTCCACCTTATCAATAATCGTATCCCATCGCTGAATGTCAAGGGCTTGGGCCGTATCATCGATTGTAAAATAGACGTAGCCGAGGAGATCTCCAGAACGTTCGAATTGAACACTGGACATAGAATTGTTTTTCACAGGTCCATGGATGACTTGTTTTTCGATGGACTGTGAAAAATTAGCATGCCGTTTAAAGGTCGAGCTAAAGAAAGATATTTCGGGATCACCAGTGATATATTCATCCTGGGCTCCGATAGCGATCAATTGCACGACACCTGCTGACATGGTATACTACTTTAAGGGGAGAAAATTACAAATTGGGTTTTCTACACACGAAACGAATAACGAGAAAGTTTTTATCATTGGCACCTGTAGGAGCGATTGTTGTGCCATCTTGGTTGCGAATAGTCACATTAAAACGATCAATACGACGAATCGGATCGATATATTGGGTCACGATGGAGTAGTTATCTTTGAAAGTCACAAAGTTGTCTTCATCCTTCACAAGGCTCGCGAACGAATTCCGTAGAATACTGAGGGGAGCTTGTCCATCGTATACGTTGGAAGTGCGATCACTGAAAATGGTGTCGAGTTGTTCAATTGATACATAACAGTGCTCTGTGTCAGTCGTTGTGTTGATTCGAGCGGCGAGGAGTCTAGCCTGAACAACATTCTTCAGTGGTTGACTGAGAAAGCAAGTGAAGGTGTTCGCGCTATCCTGACCCAAGGTATCGACTGTGATTGTGTGGTACTCATAGTTGAGATCGGGAATCGTCTCCGTTGGTGAAGTAATGAGAGCCATTTATAGTTAGCTTAGATTAAAGATCCACCGATTCCATCCTCAATCGCGTAGCCAGCGTGGTCATCAACAAGTTGTTGGGCACCACAGAGACCACCGGGGGTAAGACCTAAAGTATAGGCATCATCCTTCTTACCCGAACCTGGGGTACACTCGAGACTGGGCTTGAGATCGAAGATGGACGCTTCGGAAACAGCCTTGATCTTGATTGGCCTGGGTTGGTACGCACTGATGTTACGGGTGAGTGCGAGGGCGACAATCAGTAGGATCAACACGATGATAGAAGTGATCGCGTTGCGGTTGGCTTGATTCAACTTGAACATTTATTATAGGTGTACATTTTTTTAAAGTGCGTTAAAGATATTTTTTTTAGTTTCTACATAGAGAGTAGATGGACGAAGAAATCATTCTTGACCGAGGAAATACCACTGTGATGAAATTGGATGCTGATGAACAGGCGCTTATGGATGAGATTGAAATCTCAGCACCTCGTCCCAAACCTGTTCCCCGTCCAGTACACAGGCAAGCACCCCCTCAGCAACAGACCCATCAAGAGGCGATGGATGCTTTTGTGAATCCCAATAAACAATCCGCTCCTGTACATTCTCAACAGGATGAAGAGATTGACTATGGTGAAAATGAACCTACTTTTTACGACGATGAACCAATGGGTGATCCAGGACCTGAGGAAGAGCAACCTTCAAAGGGCTACACTTCAATTGACGAGGAGAAGTCGGATCTCATTAATAAGCTTGGACGCCTCGAGAAGAAAGGGTTCGCTGTGAACAAGAGACTCACAGCGTATTCGAACATTGAGGAACTACGATCAGAGGTGAAGCGTATCACCTATAGCATAGATGTGGAACAGTCGGTTCGATTCTCGAGGCGTATGTTGATCGCTTGTGTGACCGGTTTAGAGTTTTTGAATAAACGCTACAATCCTTTTGAAGTTCAGCTCGAGGGTTGGTCTGAGTCTGTAATGGAGAATGTCGATGACTATGATGGTGTGTTTGAGGAGTTGTATGTAAAGTATCGCTCGAAGGTCAGTGTCGCCCCTGAAGTGAAGTTGATTATGATGTTGGGTGGTTCGGCAATGATGTTCCACTTGACGAATAGTATGTTCAAGTCGGTGATGCCCAATATGAACGATGTGATCAAACAGAACCCAGATCTCGTGAAGAATATGATGTCGGCGGTCCAGAACACAACTAGAAACACAGGCGGACCATCGGACAATGCTCCTGTGGGTGGCACGAACAACGGTGAATACGAGATGCAAGGCCCTGGTGTAGACATCTCGAGCCTTATGGGTGGTATCATGATGCCTCCTCCACCCCCGATGAACACTACGATGGGTGAGGCTCCCCAGGCACCCAGTCTTGATGACGACGATGTCTCGGACATCATTTCCATATCAGGAGACTCCACTGGGGGTGAAGTCAAGGAGGTAAACGTCAGTGGCGCCACCAAAGCGAAGCGTACTCGACGAAAGAAGAAGACGGAAATTAATCTCTAAATATATATAAATGATAGCGTATTGTCCGCTGGAGGATCTGGAACCTCCCGCTCGACAGCAGAAGGCTGTCGAGGAGCCCGAGGTCGAAGAGGTTGAACCTCAGATCGGTCTCGAAGAAACTGAAATGAATTACGTCATCATGGCTTTCATTGCCGGCGTGATTGTATTAGCCGTCTCTGATTCCATCAGGGCGTAAATGAACTATGTCTACCGCGGGGTATCCCCTCGTAGTAAATTTAGTATGTGAATATTTTCTTAGTTTCGGAGTCACCGTTGAACTTTATTGTTTGGAGACTTCCACCAATAGAAGAGAGAAGTTCCACATGTATGTCATATGCAAATTCTTGTCCCGATGCTGCACCATCAGCGGGTAGGACTGTAATTTTATTCGATGTTGTCGTCACTATAGGACTCCAGGGATAGGCATTTGTTCCTCCGAATAGATTCTTCGTACCTACGGCAATGTCTTCACTCGATGCAGTTCCATCACTCGTACCTCCATGAACCTCTAGAATCATCGTACTTATGTTTGATACCGTAGAAGTTTCCCTAAGCATCATAACACATTTAGCATAAAATGCATTATTCGCGAATGTCAATGTAATATCTTTACCTTGTCCAGACGTTAAAGTGAATGCATTTGAATATTTTTTATCAGCCACACCATCCGAGTTTGTGATGACACCACCATTTACATGAAGCGCTGTATTCGCTGTAGCACCATCAAGACCGATGGCGACCTCATTACCGAGATCAATCGCACCTTGTACCGTGAGGTTATTCCTCACCGTTAGGTTACTCTTTATCGTCGTTTCAGTTGATCTGGGTTCTATGAAGACATTACCGAGAGTGTCCCCGTAAATATTGGAGACACCCCCAGTGGTCTTGAACTCCATAATGGCATTACTCGAAGAGTCCTCCACTCGTGCCACACCATCATACACATGGAATTGGGTCATTGGGTTTTCTGTGCCTACACCAACGTTACTCGTATGAACAATGTGAAGTCCATCAGCTTCGACACTATTGTCGGTCGCACCAATCGTAATACCAGAAGTTGTGTGTGTCGAGTTTCTGAAGCCTCTCACGTAACCACCGTAATTGTCAGTCGTGTACAGAAGCATGCCAGTTTTCTTATTTGTTCCAGGACTCTCAAGTTTGAGCATATCGAGGTCTGTCGTTATGGGGTCATAAAGATGAATGTTAGAGGTTGGCGATTCTGTACCTATCCCGAGACGACCAACATCGTCGAAACGAGCGAATTCTAGATCAGATGCTGCACCGACTTTATGTGTGAAAGTGAGAGGGCGTTTTGTACCACCATCAGAAATGTTACGAATGATATTCACAGATGGAGTGTCAGATGTTGTTAAGAAGGCTAAACCTGTAATGATAAACGAACCACCCGCGGCGAACTCAATGTCACCATTCACCTTTAGTTTCGTCGCAACACTACTCACTGTTGCATCTGTACCACCGACGACGACGACACCACTGGGTGCAATAGACATTGCGAGATTTGTATTGATTGAATCATCGGGATCGACGACGACGTTAGAGGATGTAAATGTTTTGAAAAGATGTTGTGGTGCAAGGTAATGGATACGATCAGGGCCTTCTTGTGCGTCACCACCACCATCATTACCCTTGAAAATGAGAAGTTCTGTTTTTCTAAAAGTTGGGTCGTAGAGTCGTTCCTGTAAGTAACAGTTGCCAAAGATGTCATTCTCTAAGCCCCCGAACGTTATTTTTTCACCGATGGCGACATTACCATTGACTTCCAATTTTTCACGTGGTGCATCCGTACTTATACCAATGTTTCGAGATGTACCCTCTATGAACAAGGCGGTTGCGGTTGGTTGCGAAACCTTTTCATAGTCTTCTGTAATCCTGAAATCGCTAGATGCACCTGTAACACCCACAGACCACCCAGTTAGAGCTGTATCGTTATCACTCTGGACATACGAAGTGAAGGCGTTACCACTAGCTACGTCTGTTTGCATAGCTACAATGGCATCACCAGATGACTCATGGTTATGTACCAAAATACCATTACCCGCTCCTTCATCACCTACGGGATTTCCTATCCCAGTAGCGTACACTTCGAGGTGTGCAGACGGTTGAGTCGTACCGATACCAACACGTCCATCTGCTCGCAAAGTCAAAACCTCTGTTTCATCTGTGTAACGGTCATCTGTGAGGTAGATGTCGAGTTTAGACTTAGACTTCCCAGTTGTGTTATCGAACTTTCCCATCTTGAACGTGGCTCGCACACCATCA